ATGCAGAAGTAACTGTACCAGAAGTAATTGTACCATCAGCACCAGCACTTAATGAAGCAGAGAATGGGTTTCTTTGTCCGTTTGCAGCGTCAAATGTTGTTCCGTTAGCAGCATTACCCCAATTTGAGTTACCTGGTGCATGAGAAGTCCACCATACATATTTTGATTTTGAATTGATGATGTTTACATAATAGTTAGTAGATCCGTCACCAAACTTAGCATCAGATGCTTTAGAAACGAATGCGTATTTTTCTAGTACTGTATTTGCAACACCACCAGAGAATTTACCATCTTCATCAACAACGATGATATGTAATTCATCAGTTGAACCACCAGCAGCAGTTGCATAGTCAGAAGTACCTGGTGCAACACCAAAACTATCTGCATATTGCCACTTACGAAGAATTGGTGCACCAACAGTAACACCAGAAGTAAGAGCTGTTGCAACAGTAATTGCAGTTGCGTTTACAGAAGCAACTCTAATGTAAGATGTTCCACCATCAACAGAAATCAAATCACCAGACTGCACGTTTGCGTTAGCTGCAGCGGTACCATTGATGTTAATAACTGTAGCACCAGAAGATGTTACGTTTGCTCTCATTGAATCTGTAAGTGTTAAGTTAGCAGAATATGCTTGAGAAGAAGCGCAAATAGAAACACGAAGACTGTTACCCAAAGAACCTGCATATCTTGCCGCAAATGGACCAAGAGATGTGTTTGCATTCGAATAATTTGCTAGATAATCGTCTGAATTCTTGATTAATGGTGAAGCGCCATTAGCCGTAGCATTGAAAGTTGATGTAGTGTTAGCTGCACGAACTACTTTTAGATTGTTAGAGTATGCGAGGAAGTTAGCTGCAGAGAACCAGTATTCGTAGTTTGTGTTGTCAGGTTTACCAAATATTTCGACAAGGCGAACCTCGTCAGAAATAGTGATAACCTCACCTACTGGTCCCCAAGCAAACTGCCCAGCGAAAGCGCCAATTGAAGTGGCAACGGAAGGGACAATTGTAGTCAGGTCAATTTCTGATACATTTACCCCAGGTGATAGCTGAAATGCCATGGATTTCTCCTTTTTGTTATTGGGTCAATTATATTTATAACTAATACAGTATTTAGTATTTTAGAATCTTGAAGATAGATATCCTTTTTCTGTCCATACATCTCCCGTATCAACTAAGACTTCCTCACGGCGCCCATCGTCAATAATACCTACAGGAGTCAAATCTTCTTCTATGAACATATTTTGTTCTGCCAACATAAGTTGTCTAACATCTATATTCGTAGAATCTTTGAAATAATTCTGAGCTGTCAACCAAGCAAATAGTACTAGACCCATAACCAAATCATCATTATTACCTTCTTCAGCTGCGTAACTATCACGAACTCTTACGAATGTATTTAATTCTGCAATCGTATCAAAGTCATTAATGATTAATTTATCATTCTCAATCAGCGTTTTTAAGTTAGCACAACCAATCTTTTTGACGGTTTTAGTTGTTTTAATACCAAACGATGTTGCTCTTTTGAAACCACCAGAGATACTTTGACCCTTGATGTGATGATGTTCCAACTTGTAGATATTCTCATACTCTAAATCATAGTGGAGAATATCTACAACTTGCTGCCCAATGTTGTTTGTTTCAATTAATGCATAGGCCTCATTATATCTTTTTGCAATTGAATATATTACAGTTGGAAAAAACAATAATGGTAATTTGTTATTTCTGTATTTAGCCACTTGTCTATAAGGTGTTTGTGTAACATCTACTACATTAATTGTAGAATAGTCTTGTTGAACACCTTCTGCACAATCTACGTTGGCAATATACATGTGTCCTTGTTGTGGGTGCTCATATATATCAAAACCTTCTTCCGAGTATAATGGATTATAAAATGCCAATGAACGCAGTTTAGAACCAGATATCAAAGTTGCAGATGATCCAATAAATTCTGTTTCAAACTCTTGCCTAAATTGTTCTTCAGAAGTATTACGAATCGTTTCTTCTTTCCAAGCTGCATCACGACCTGGAACTTGTGACCAATGTACTTCAAGTGTTTTATATGTCGAACGGCCTTCAGCGGCATCGACCCACATTTTGTAAAAATGATTCAACCCAAATGGTGTTGAAACAATAATAACTTTGGTAGTTTTACCAGATGAAATAACAGGATATGTAGATGTGAAGAATTCATCTGCTAAATTCTTAGGAACGAAAGCAAATTCGTCTAAGAAAATTAAGTTATAAGAACCTCCACGAACACCAGCTGCTGATGTTGCATATGCGGCAATTTTAGATTTGTTTTCTAATTCAATATTACCTTTATTCCAAACAATAATACCTTGTTGCAACCAAACTGGTAAATACTCATACGCATATTGAACACGACCTAAAATGTCACGAGCAAGTGCGCCTTTGTTTGCAAGAATAGCAATACTATAGTCATCTTGAAACAATACCGACCACAACATATAACCCACAGTCGTAGTTGTTTTACCAACCTGACGAGGCATCTTTGCAATACAGAAACGATTTTCGTGAAATGTTTTAACCATATCTTCTTGGAATGGCCACATTTCAAAGGGCATTAAACCTCTGTCTACGTTAACAATCTTAACATACGTCTTAATGAAGTAGACAGGATCCTGAGTACATTTTATAATTTCAGCAACTTGTTCCTCGGTGTAGGAAATCTCTACACCAGGTTTTTTCAAATTCGAATTACCAAGATAACCAATATCAGACATTTACTTTACAATGCTACGTAGCATCCACGCTTTCTTCTGATGAGCGCCCAACAAGTCTTGTAAGAAGTTTGATACAGCTGGTTCACCTGCACCTTCAGCAACAACAATACCAGCACGAAGTTGAACGATATATCTTTCATTATCATTCTTTAAATTAATCATCATAGTCAATGCATCAGGTACAGTTGTTGCTTCATCCACAACAGACAACTCTAAAAATCTAGTAAATGATCCTGGTGCATATGCATCCAAATATCTTATATGTTCTGCAATTGGATCGTTCTGTAGAAATACTTCATTATAAAAAGTATCTAAAAATGCATGATACTGAGGAAAATTATTACCCTCAATGTTCCAATGATAGTTGTGTGACTTCAAATACAAAGCGAAGTTTGTACCTAAAATAACTTTTAATTGTTCAATTAATTCTTCCATACTAATCCTATTTATTGTTCTTTAAAAACTTGACTAACTCTGTAGTAGAACCAACAAATACGGCTTTATCTACATTAATGTTACCAGAATTTTTATGTTCTTGTGGCACTAAATCTTTTTTGCGCTTCTGAATTTCCATCAAGTCTTTATTTAAATCAGAAAGATTTTTGATTAGATTGGCTGCAACTTCATAGGCTCTTGGATGTTCAGATTCTTTTGCGACATGCAAAATACCTTCAACCGCATCATTTCCTTTTTGAATTAACTCTCTAATATTTTGACGAGCAAATTCAGCGTCATCATCGATGTTGTTGACGGCAATTAGTTGAGTCATTGGTTTAGATCCGATTGGTTCAACATCTAAAACTTCTGACAATGTTTGATTCAACTTATTCATTATGCATTAGGGTAATTTGTTATTGTTTCTGAGAATCCAAACTCATCATCAATCTGAGCTGTTAATGGTTTTGGTACCGTAACAACTTTCATATCTTTAATTGCGTTGTATTCTGTTGTTCTAATAACATACGTTGCATTTGAATAGTCACCAGTAACTGCATCACCAACTTCTAGAAGTTTATTTAGTTTATCGGCAATGAATACACCTGTTGAAGTATTACTAAAGTAAACAACTTCACCCACAACATCTCTTGCGGCAACTCTGATTGTTTCACCAGTCGTAAATACACCATTACCATTTGCAGTCCAGAAAGTTACTTTTTGTCCATCCAAACCACTAACATTAATGAAAACATTTTCTGTAGTTTGACGAATGATTTTACCATTCTGTATTGGTGGCCAAATATAACCTTTTGCTGTAAATGTTAAATCCCACATGATTAATCTTGTACTCATAAAGTCACCTTCATAATCTGTAGTTGTACTTACAGAATTGAGTTTGACTGGCATATCATATTTTTGATCCATACCAGGAATAAAGTTAACTGTTACGTTAAAATCTGGTGTGAAAAATGGTAAAATTTGTTCTAATATCTGTGTACCATCTTCTGTATTTCTAACATAGACTGAGAATGAAAATTCAAAATCATATGGTACGGGTAGATATTGTGTTTGTAAAGATGTTGTAGAATTATTAGCAGAAAAGTTTCTTATTGTTGTTGGCAATTTTCTACTTGTATCGTAACTCATTCCTGTCAATTCAAATGACATTCTAGGAACAGTTGTTGCAATTGATTTAGTTAAATCAGGATCAGATGTAATTCTTGTTAGATATTTTTCTTTTGAACCATAAGAAAGAGGTACTTTAAATGTCTCATATGCATGTGTGCCATCTTTATTGTATCTTCGTAATTGAATGTCGTTAAACATCGTACCAAAAGCTACAACAACTTTTCGTATTGTTCTATTATAAAAATGTGCATTACCTAACATTATGGTTCACCAAATGGATTATGTTCTGTGAAATCTAAAATTCCATCAGATTCAGATTGTATTCTGGCATTATCGACAACATCTTCAAATGCGGTATTCATCAATGCAGTATCGGAAACAGTATTGATAATCCAGTTTGCAGAACTTGTGTTGCCGTGTACATTACCAGATAAGAATGAACCAGATACTCTAATGATATCTATGAAAGAGTTTGCAGTCGTATTGTGTACGATAGCTTGTGCAGTTGCATATGCAAGATTGGCACCTTGATAAACTATTTCATCTTCAACAAAATTACCTGAACCAGACAACAAGGTTATACGAGTTCTTGGATATGCATCTCTAATTTGTTCGTCAACTTCTCTAACACCAGTATCAACAATTTCATTAGAGAATACAAACTGTTTCATCTTTAATGCATACACATAGACGTTAGCGCCACGGCCACGACCTAAGGTATAATACATCGCTTGATTGTTTTCATGTTCTACAAAAGTAATTTCAAAAAAGTTTTGTACTAAAGGCACATAAACTAAATCGCCTTCGTGTGGTCTTTTTTGTGGTACTGTTGCCGCAAATCTTCTGCGAGATATTAATAATGTAACTTCATCTTTAATCTCTAATCCAAATTTAGAGATGAAGTCACCATCACCTTCCATTCCAGTAACATCTTCAAGATACATTTCAATTGTATATGCTTCAGTATATTGTTTTAATGTATCTTCTCCGTATAGAAAATCTACTTGGTCACGACTACTTCTAGGCAAATAGAATACTTCCATGCCATAGATTTGCATCGCCTCAATAACTAAATCTTCAACGAGCAGCTGCTCGGAAGTTATGTTCTTCGGAAACGGATTAAAATAGACATTAGTTGCCATTTTTATCCTACAAAAATCTCACTAGGTAAACTACCCATAGTATACAGTTCTTCTTCAATCTTATCAAGTTCTATTTGAGCTTCTTGCATGATTCGTGGACCATCTAACGTGACTCCACCTGGCATTTGAATACCCGCAAATTTACTTAGATTAGAACCCCATTGATATTTAATTTTTGCAGTTGCATACTTCTTTAAAAATCTATCATCCCAAACATCAGTTATTCCTGCTTTTGTTATAGTTGCACCAGTAACATTAGCTGTGACTGGACTTGCCAATACAAACTCAGTCGGTGAGTTGATGTGTCTTATTTGTTTTTCTTCACCATTGATTGTAATCATATCATTTTCTAAAACTTCTTGGTCAAGAATTGAACTTGTACCTGTAACTGTGTTTGAAGTTGTATTAGCAGAAAATGTACCAGTCAATGTAATTGTGTCTGGTGATAATTTACGATAACATTCCATGATAACATATTCACCAGGATCACGGTCTTTAGTCCAATCAATGTCTAAAAACAATTTGTTTTGGTGTCGATTAAATCTAAATTGTGGTTGACCAGAGAACAACATATTTAATGTTGCAATATGTTGCATAGTGATTTCATATGACACATAACTTACAGATGTGAAGTCATATAAATCGTGTAAACGTAATTGATAACGCAAGTCAAACATATTGATTGATGAATTAGAATCATCAAAAGGAAAAACTTTAGTTACAGAAATGACTGCATCTGGACAATAAATCCAACGGCGATTAATATCATCAGCCGTTATTCTATGTTTCATATAAATTTTTTCAGTACCGTCATAGTGATAGTCATAATAAAATGAAAGAGCATCATCAATACGATCCTCTACTTGGTCATCATCTACGTTAATGTCGATGACCGGCCAACCTAATCTGCGTAGGCAATAATTTTTAAATTCTGCTCTTGTTCTTGGTTTTGCCATATTTTATCCTAAAGCAATTGATAGTGCCAATGCATCACCAATCGTTGCGGCTATTACGTTATTGATATAAACTGAATCTGCATATACATTACCTGTAACACCAACACCACCAGAAATAGTTAACGCACCAGTAATATTTGATGTTGATATGGTTGTATTTGAAACATTTAATTGTCCAGTAACAGTATCACCAGATTTTAATACTGTACTATATGCTCTTGTGTTTGCCGTATTTGCTTGAGTGAATGCAGCTATTGCAGAGTTAGTTGCAGAGTTAGCAGTTGTAAAAGAACCATTCGCATAATTACTCGCTGATAAAGCATTAGTAACTGCCGTGTTTGCTTGTGTGAAGGCGCCATTGGCATAAACACCAGCAGATGTTGCATTAGCTTCATTTGCAATGTAATACGCACCAGTTGCTGTACCGTTATTTGCTTGCCATTTACCTGCACTTTCTATCCATAAGAAAGAAGCATTTGCAAAAGTATTACCACGATTGATTTCAAAACCACCATTTTCAACTGGTGTTACTGATGTTGGTAACTCAGCATTAAGTGTAATGAGATTATCACCAACTAAAAGTTGTACTGTATTAGAATAAGTTGTTTGACCACTAATTGTTAAATTACCAGTAACAACTAAATCACCTGTAATTGTACCACCAGTATTTGCACTAATACTATTATTAGCTCTTGTGTATGCAGCTGTTGCGGTATTTGTTGCAGAATTAGCAACTACAAAAGCACCATTTGCATAAACACTTGCACTATTAGCCGCAGTAAATGCAGCTGTGATAGAAGTATTCTGTGTAGCATCAGTTGCTGTAGCTGCGTTAGCTGCGGCAAAAGCTGATGTTATGTTTGAGAATGCAGCTGTAATATTTGCATTTGCAGTATTTACATACGAGAACAATAAACTAATATTAGCATTAGCACTAGTTACATAAGTCTGTATTGTATTGGAAGATGTAAAGGCACCGTTCGCATAGTTACTTGCTGAAAGAGAATTATTAACTGCCGTATTTGCTTGATTAAATGCAGCCGTAATAGAATTGTTTTGTGTTAAATCAGTTGCAGTAGCGGCATTAGCAACTGCAAATGCAGCCGTAATATTTGCATTGGCAGTATTAACATATGAGAACAATAGGCTAATGTTTGCGTTAGCACTAGTAACATATGTTTGTATTGTGTTAGAAGATACGAATGCGCCGTTTGCATATACACCGGCACTATTTGCGGTTATGAAAGATGCATTGGCTTGATTGTATGAAGCTTGTAAGTATATTGCGTTTGCAGATAAAGCACTTTCTCTGGCCAACGGAAATCCACCAGCCGTAGTACCATCATGTATGACTAATGTGTTTTTAGAGGTATCTACTGTTGCTTCACCAACAACACCCGTAAACGATGCTGTTTGAGCAGTAGTACCTCTTCTCCATTGTATTTGTGTGGCCATTTAAAATCCTTGAATTATCTCTTATTTATACTTATGCTACGTAGCCAAAATCTTTTGACAGAAGGTATCCTCTAGGTGTAACCGGTTCTACACGACAATCATACATTACGATTGTATCTTCACCAAATGCAGATGTTATTGCATCTGTAAAATTACCCCAATCACCTGTTGGAAAATAATCACTTGAAGAAGTACCAGTATTCGCTTTAATGAAAGCCGCATTTGCTTGAATGAATGAAGCTGTCGCAGTATCTTGTGCTGTTATAGCAGCGCCCAATGCAGTAGTTGCCGTAGATTGAGCACCTGATGCGGTACTTGCGGCAGAACTTGCAGTTCCTTGAGCAGATGTTGCAGTTGATTGTGCAGTATTAGCTTGAGAGAAAGCTGCGTTAGCCTGATTTCTCGCAAACGTATCAACTGATCCAGCAGAGATAGTATTTGCTAATGCAAAGGCTGCGTTAGCCTGATTTCTCGCAAACGTATCTGTTGTACCACCACCTGAATTGGCAGTATATTGTTTTGTACCATCTGCAAACTGAAAGTAACCACTAGTATTTGCAACAAATACATTTGAGTAAACTGTATTTGCACCAGAGATTACACCACCAGTACCAGAACCGGTTGTAATAGTTGTTGTAACATTTAAAGATGGTACTGTTGCAAGTGTAAGAACAGTTAAGTTACCTGTAATCGTTAAGTTACCAGTGACCGCACCACCAGCTTGAACATTTAATGAGTTGTTTGCTCTTGCAAAAGCACCATTCGCATATACACCTGCCGAATTGGCAGTTATGAAAGAACCATTAGCATAAACACCAGAACTATTAGCCGCAACAAATGCAGCTGTAATAGAATTGTTTTGAGTTGTATCTGTTGCAGTAGCGGCATTAGCTGCAGCAAAAGCTGCGGTTATATTTGCATTAGCGGTAGTTACATACGATTGTAACAAACTAATATTAGCATTAGCACTTGTTACATATGTTTGAATTGTGTTTGCAGAAATGAAAGCTGCATTAGCTTGATTTCTTGCCCAACCATCAGTAGATGTTGATGGTTGTAATAAGTTTGTTCCTACTCCAGTTGAAGCGCCATTAGCAATGTCAATATAGACACCACGATTTGTTCCACCAGCTTCAAAAATTCTAAATTTGTTTTGGAATATATCAATCGAAACAGTACCACCAACCAAACTTTGATTTGTTGCGGCTGTTGCAAGGTCGATTTGACCACCTTCATCACCTATTGATTGTAGTGACTTAAAAGTTTCTGAAACAGATAATGTTCCATTAAACGTGCCTGTTGTATTTGCGAATGCATTGTTTGCTTTAATGAAAGCTGCATTGGCAGTATTGTATGCACCATTTGCAAACACAAACAAATCAGTACCATCATTACTATGAATGTTGGCACGAACAGTACCAGCGACAGTTAGTACACTGGTAGTTTTATTGAATGTGAGGTTTTGACTTCCGCCGAGTGAGCCAGCATCGTTGAACTGTAACTCGGTATCTAATCCAGCTGGTCCAGTATATCGTGTAATAGACTGTATAGTATTAGACGCACCACCACGATAGAATATCTTTCCATCATAGGTATTAATGGCAAGTTCACCATTAGCTAATGCTGTAGGTGTATTGCCAGTTGCGGCTGAAAACTTGAGCTGAATTACTGTGTTAGACATTAGAACGAACTACCATCACTTACCTTAGTTTTAGGAAGGATCAATGGTGTAGTTTCGTCTGTGTCAGGCACAATTACAGGATTAACTTTTTTAGTTTTAGGAGGTGGAACTAAAGATTCTAATTTTAAAATTTGTTCTTTCAAACTAGAAATCTCTCCATCTCTTTCTTCTAATGTTCGTTTTAATTCAGCACTTCTTTTTAACTCATCATTTAAAGCTGTTTGTATTCTTGACTTTTCTTCATGAGCCGAATCATTAGATTCAACTCTGGATTTCAATCTTTCTAATTCAGAAAGTTGTTGTCTCAACGAAACATTTTCACCATTTAATATATCATTACTATTTTGTAATTCTGTTTTATCTTTGCCTGTACTCTCAGCTAATTTTAACTGAGTTTGGAAGATAAAATTCTGCTTAATAATTGATACTAGATTATCAAGCAGAATATCCTGGTACGTATTCGAAAACTCTACACTCATAACAATTCCTTTTCATAAATTTTTAGAATGTTCCACCAGACAAATGTGAGAAAGTAGGAACACCCGAATTATTTATAGTCAACACATGGCCTTCAGTTGAAGACGATGCAGTCGATAATGCAGAACCACCAGCACCTAATAGAACACCATTAGTAGTAAATGATGTAGCACCTGTACCGCCTCGGCCGACTGATAATGTACCCGTTGAGATAGCAGAGGCATCAATCGCAATCGTTGTAGTGTTTGCAGAAATGATACGACCATTTGCAGCAACTTTAAATGCGGCAACAGAAGAACCAGAACCGTAATCGGCAGAACCAATTGATATGTTTGTGTAATCAGTATTAGCAATTAGTGCTGTGCCGTTTGCAAGACTGAATACAGCTGCAATACTATTGTTCTGTGTTAAATTAACAGCAACAGAAGCATTTGCGGATGCAAAAGCGGAGTTTGCATATGAACCAGCAGAGTTTGCAGCAATAAAGGCACCGTTTGCATATGTAAATGCAGCCGTAATACTATTTAAGTTTGTGTTTGCTTGTGCGTAAGCAGCATTTGCCTGATAGAACGAATTTGTAGTATATGTTACTAAATCTATACCACCGATATTTGTGGTTGCAGCTTCAATCGTACCAACTTTTAATGTGTCGTATGTTGCATTAGTAAATGATACTGTTGTTGAACCGGGTTCTGCAACATTACTAAACAACTTCCATTTACTATCTGTATGGTCACGAACCAAACCAGTATGTTGATATGTGCCAGAAGTAAAGTGACCAACGAAACCAATTTCATTTACGTTAGCAGGATTATTATTAGCAATGTATAATAGAGTATCATCAATTACTATATTGTTAGAAGATACTGTTGTTGTATTACCTACAACATATAAGTTACCAGTGATGTTAACATCACCACTAATTGCCAACGAACCTGTGATTGCACCGCCAGTGTTTGCATTGAGAGAGTTATTTGCTCTTGTATATGCAGCTGCAGCCGTATTTGTTGCAGAGTTAGCAACAGAGAAGGCAGCATTTGCTTGAATGAATGCAGAAGTACCAGTATTAGTTGTGTTATTTGCTTGAGAGAAAGCGGCTGTAATACTATTGTTTTGAGTATCATTAACAGCAGCAGCATTATTAGCAGTTCTAAAGGCTGCATTCGCATAATCAGCTGCAGAGTTAGCAGCAATAAATGCGCCGTTCGCTTGATTGCGAACCCACAAGTCTGATGCATTATTAGCAGCATTAAAGGCGGCATTTGCATGATTGTAAATCAGACCTTGTTGGTCAATATAGAATTTACCACCGATTGCAATTGATCCTGTGCCTGCAGGCGAACCAATATATGCAATATTACTTGTATAGGAATATGCTGGTTCTGCAATATTCAACGATGCAGGTGTTGCCGTTACCGTGGAGTATTTTAGTTGAATTACTGTATTGGCCATCT